CAATCCGCCGGCTGCTCGCGTTTCCAATGATGTTCTCGAAACTCGTCGCTTGGCTGCTGAGCAAGCCGGTTTATCTCCATCGATGTTTGCTGGTGGTGATGCTCCTATTTCATTGAAACAGGAAGTCGTTCCGCCACACCCGAACAAGCTGGGTTACGCTGCGGGCACCGACCAGGCTCTCGTCACTACGATGGACCCCACGGGTAAGCCTGGAACTGTTCTCAATCAAAATGCTATCCAGGCTGAATTCAACGATGGTGCCACTATGACACTTCTTACCCGTATTTACGGTGTTGACCGTGCCATTGAAATTATGGCTGCTCTCGAACAGTCTGGTCCTATTGCTGGTCTCGCTGCTGCTGCTGGTATTGCTGGCAAGAAGCTCTATGACTATTTCGGTAATCAACGCACCAAAGCGTTTGAAAAGCGTCTCTCACAGAAAACTGGTGCACGCGTTAAGATGTATCGTAGTGTCCATGATTACTTACGTTCGCGGAAAGGAGGTGATTAATATGCGTTACCGTCGTCGTCGTCGTTACATCGCTCGTCGTCGTCGTGGCCGTGGTAGAATTCGTCGTCGCATTGGCTGGAGGATGTGATTGCTTTGTCAAAATCTTGCGACTCGCAAAGATGGTTTTCAATTTCCTTGTGGCCAATGTAAAAATTGTCGCATTAACCATCGACGGGCTTGGCAGGCCCGTCTCCTTTTGGAGGCTGCCTCTCATGAATACTCCTGCTTTGTTACGCTCACGTTCCGTGATTCGGGCACCCCGCATATCCTTCGTCGCTCGGACGTTCACGGGTTCACACGTTCCTTACGACAGTTTCAATTCATCAGGTATTTCGCGGCTGCGGAGTATGGTATGGAGAAAGGCAGAGCGCATTATCACATTCACCTTTTCTCAGATGCGCCGTTGCTCCCTCGTAACATCGATCACGCTTGGCCGTTTGGACAAATCGACATCGGTGAATGCGAGCCCGCCTCGTTGGATTACACACTTGGTTACTTGCTCAAGGCTCGTAAAGAGGTCCGGTGGCCGATCGAGCTTCGCTACCCGGAATTCCGTATGTTCTCGCCGGGAATTGGCAAACTTGCTTTACCTCATCTCCTCATTGATGGCACAGAACTCCCGCGTGAGTTTCGCGTCTTTGGCCGCACATGGCCTGTTCCCCGTTACCTTCGCGAGAGAGCGAAGAATATGGGCTTTACGGTCTCGGAGCGCGAGGCCGTCACGTTGGAACGACTCGAAGCGCAAGAAATGCGTGATGTGCTCTCTGATAAAACGCTTACTTCAGATCAGAGGACGGCGATTTATGATCTGATTATTCAACGTAAGAAGTTAAAGTCTCAAGAGTTGCAGAAAAGGGCTATCCGTGATGCCTACAAACAAAAGCACGGTCATTTGCAAAGGAAACGTCATGAAACGTTCTAAGTTCAATCTCAGTAATACTCAGCTGCTAACTGCAGACATGGGAAATCTCGTTCCCTGTGGACTTGTTGAAGTTCTGCCTGGTGACACTTTCCAGCATTCAACATCGATGCTGATTCGTGCGATGCCGTTGGCTACACCTCCGATGCACCGGGTTCGCATCAAGCTCTATCATGTTTATGTCCCTCATCGGATCGTCTGGCCTGAGTTCGAGAATTTCATTACCGGTGGTCCTGATGGTATGGATGCGACTGTTTTCCCGAATATCACGCTTGGCACTGTTGCTGAAAAGTCCTTGGCTGATTATCTCGGTGTGCCTGTCGGCTTTGCTGGTGAAGTCAGCGCTCTTCCTTTTCGTGCTTATGCCAAGATCTTCAACGAGCTTTTCCGTGATCAGGACTTGGTATCTGAGCTTGCTATATCTACTGCTTCTGGTGCTGATGCCACAACAAATACTTCTCTTGTCAATTGTGCCTGGCAAAAAGACTATTTCACGCTGGCGCGGCCGTGGGAACAGAAGGGCCCGACGATTACTCTTCCTTTGGGAACTACTGCACCGGTTGTCACGTTGAATGAGACTGCTCAGTCCGGTGCTAATCCCGCGCTGTTTATGAAGATTGCTTCTTCTGGTGCTGATCCCACTTCGGGCAAGGCCCTGGGAATTTCTTCCTCTGCCGTTATTGGCTCAGCCACTGACGTCTCCTCTGGTGATGGTGCTTTTTATCCCGCCAACCTTTTCGCCGATCTATCCACGGCTTCTGCGGTTGACATTAATGCTGTTCGTGAGGCATTTGCTCTTCAACGTTACCAGGAGGCTCGCGCTCAATATGGTTCGCGTTTCACTGAATATCTGGCCTATCTCGGTGTCCGTTCATCGGATGCCAGGTTGCAACGTCCTGAGTATCTTGGTGGGGGTTCCCAGAATCTTTCGTTCTCTGAAGTGCTGCAGACCGCTTCAACTGCCGCTGCGGAAGATGGTGTCGGTCAACTTTATGGCCACGGCATCGGTGCGATGCGAAGCAATCGTTACCGTAAATTTTTCGAAGAACATGGTTACGTGCTCTCATTGCTCCACGTTCTTCCGGAGACTATGTATCCTCAAGGACTCTATCGCACATGGAACCGTCGTGTTAAAGAGGATTTCTGGCAACGTGAGCTCCAACATATCGGCCAGCAAGCTATCTTGATGAAAGAGCTCTATGCACTTGGTGCTGGCCCTGACACCACGTTCGGTTATATCGATCGCTACGATGAATATCGGCGCCAGGAATCACGCGTTCACGGTGAGTTTCTCACTTCGTTGAATGACTGGCATTTCGCCAGGTTGTTGTCTGCACAACCGACGCTGAATGGTTCTTTTGTCACTGCTGATCCAACTAAGCGTCCGTTCCAGGCCCAGGGTGAAAACAATACGCTGCTTATTCAGGCTCGCCACCGGATCGGTGCACGTCGCTTGGTCGCGGCTTCTGCCAAAGGCTTCATTTTCTAATTGGAGGTCACATGAAATATCCCGGTACTGTAGATTCTGATTATGAGAAGGTGGACAACACGCCGGTTGAGATGCCGACTCGGCTTCGCCTTCCACAAACTCGCACGGATCAGATTCGTGCATTCATTCGTCAGGAATTGAGCATGGTCGCTCAGGATCAAGGTCATGAAACTTTCGAGGAGGCTGACGATCTCGAACCTGATGATGAGGATTCCACTCCCTTTACCAGGTACGAAGAGCTCGAGCTCGAGCCCCCGGCCAGGCCGGAAAAGACTCCCCCCTCCCTACAGACTGGTTCTGCGCCGTCTGGCGCGGCGCCGGCCGACCCGGCGCCTCCTTCGGAGGTTCCGCCGTCTCGAACCCCCGGAGGCGGCGATGGCCCGAAAACGCCGTAGATCGCCCCCTGTTCAACGGAGGCTAGCGCGACGTATCCCCCTACACTACACGTCGCTAGACCATCCTGCTGGCCTCCCCGGGCGATCGTCGCTTGAGTTTGAGGCCTTGAGCCTGCCGGAATTCCGGCAGGCTTTTCCCCGTTCAGTGCGTTCCCCCTTGATACGCACTGTGCTGCCAGTTTCGGACTGGCAGCCACCCCCGCGCTTGCGCGGTTCTCCCCGCCCTGTTCTGGTTCAGGCCAGGGCTACCGGGCGATCATCTGATCGGATGGTCAGGTCGCCTTTTCTCAATGCCACGATGGTGACACCCGAGCTTACGGATCGTGCTATTATTTGCGCCAGGCGGACTATTCGAAAGGAAGTCCTCTTTGCCACAAAACGCACCGGAAAGGGCTCTCGGTCTCCCCGTCGTAAATTTTCGAAAGTGAGCTGCTAATGGCTATCACACTTGCTGGTATCGGCCAGGTTCTTGGAGGAGCTGGCTCTCTTCTGAGTGGTCTCGGATTTGGTAAAGATGATCCGGCCCCTCTTCCTCCTCCCCCTGCTGAGCAATATGCTCTTCTGCGCGAACATGATCGCATCGCGCTCCAACAGAAGATGGAGTCTGCAAAGGAGCTCGGCATTCATCCGCTCTCCATTCTCGGTGTTCCCACGGCAAATTTTTCTCCCACGTTTGCGGTGGGTGGAGGAAGTAATGATCGCGACTATGCTCAGATCGGTTCAGGTGCGGCACAGATTGCTGGTGCCTTTGTGAAACCACCCGAGGAAAAAGTCCCCGAGGTCAACCCTCTCGAAGTCCGCGCCCAGGAGGCCAATGTTCGTTTGTTGGAAGCCCACGCAACGCGTGCGGAATGGGAAGCTCTCGGCACTGAGTGGAAGGTTGCGGATTACGCTGCGCCGCGTCTGCTTGCCGGTCAACCCGGCAATCCGCCGGCTGCTCGCGTTTCCAATGATGTTCTCGAAACTCGTCGCTTGGCTGCTGAGCAAGCCGGTTTATCTCCATCGATGTTTGCTGGTGGTGATGCTCCTATTTCATTGAAACAG